CAGAACAAACTGCTTCGGTGCTTGGTTTTGTCGTTAAGTCTGGGCCAGATGCGTACAAGGATGCTGATAAGTTTCCTAATGGCCCGTACTGTAAAGAAGGAGACTTTGTTATCTTTCGATCCTACTCTGGGACAAGATTTAAGATAGATAAGGAAGAGTTTCGTCTTATAAACGATGACACAGTCGAGGCTGTGGTCGATGACCCAAGAGGATATTCAAGAGCATGAACGAAGCGCAAGAAAAAGTTACCGATAACTTACAAGAAGAAATTAAGTTTGAAGAAGTCAATGATTCAGGCTTTGAGGTTGAGATTGTCGAAGACACAAAACCTGAAGAAAAGCCAAGAACAGAGGCCACTGACGAGTCAAATATTCCAGATGATCAGGAAATAGCGACCTACAGCAAGGATGTTCAGAAAAGAATAAACAAGCTGAAGTTTGAGTTTCATGAGGAAAAAAGACGAAAAGAAGAGGCTTCTAGGCTTCAGGACGAAGCGATCAGTTACGCTAAAAAACTTTCAGATGAAAATCAAAAGTTACGAAAGGCTTTGGATGACGGAGAAGGTGTTCTCCTAGATCAGGCAAAAGGGCGTGTTGATGCTGAGTTGGACAAAGCCAAAGCCGCTTATAAAGCAGCTTATGAAACGGGAGATCCTGATGCTTTAATTTCAGCTCAGGAGCAAATGACTCAATTACAAAATGAAAAATATAGAGTTGATTCTTTTAAGCCACAGAAGAGACAGAACAATGTTTCGCAACCTGTGGCACAGCCAGACGCTACTCAACAAACTCCACAAGTGCAAAAGCCAGATGACAAGGCGCTTGAGTGGAGTAAGAAAAATGAGTGGTTTGGCAAGGATTCTGAAATGACTGGCTATGCATTTGGTGTTCATGAGAGGTTGGTGAAAGAAGGACTACATACCTCTGGCGATGAATATTACCAAAAGATAGATGAAGCCATGAGAAAAACTTTTCCAGACAAGTTTGATGTGCAAGAAGTAGAGGAAGAAGCACCTGTGCGTCAAACTGGTTCCGTGGTTGCCCCCCAGAGTCGGAGTGCAAAAAAACCACGCAAGGTGCAACTAACCTCATCAGCGGTCGCGCTCTGCAAAAGAATGGGAATAACCCCTGAGCAATACGCTGCACAAGTCTTGAAGGAGTCTTCAGATGTCAGATAGAAGCCCACGCAACAATAAGTCTCGTGAAAAATTCGAGCGCCCTAAAACTTGGCAACGTGCTAGTACGTTACCTGTCCCCGAACCCAGAGAAGGCGTAAGCTACCGATGGATTCGCACATCAACCATGGGTCAGAGTGACAATACAAATGTATCGTCCAAGTTCCGTGAAGGCTGGACACCTGTCAAAGCTGATGATCATCCTGAATTGCAAGTGCTACCTGATATCGATTCCAGATTTCAGGGCAATGTTGAGGTTGGAGGATTGCTACTTTGCGAAAATTCAACCGAATATGTCGAGTCTCGTAATGATGCCCACAGAGAAATGAATCAGTCGCAGATCGATTCAGTGGACAATAATTATCTGAGGCAATCTGATAGTCGTATGCCTGTTCTGCAACCAGAACGCAGTACGAAAACAACATTTGGCAAGTAACCTGAGCGGGGAGCTTGCCGTAGATAAAAGGAGGGACAGAAATGTCTGCTACCGCTGCTCCCTTTGGATTACGTCCGATGGGCAATTTGGGTGGGAACTTCAACGGTTCTTTCCGTCAATACCCAATCCTATCTAGTGAATCCACAAGGATTTGTTTTGGTGACATCGTCAAACTAACTGACGCTGGATCTACAACTACCATTCAGAAAGATACGGGTACTACTTCAGCTACCCCGATTGGTATTTTTCTTGGATGTCGTTTCATCGATGTAAGCACAAAGCAGCTTACATTCAGTCAACAATGGTCAGGTGCCGCTCATACAGAGGGTATGGCTTATGTTGCTGATGATCCTAATATCCTGTTCACAATTCAAGCTGATGGCACCGTCAACGATGACGATATCGCAGCTAACTGTGCGCTGGTTCAAGGAACATCATCAGCAGATTTAAGCATCTCTCGTGTGTCTTTGGACATCAGCACAGCAGCAAATACCGCAGCTCTGCCAATAAGAATCGTAGATTTCTTAGGTGGATTTGACGGTGATGAGAAGGGAACAGCGTTCCCGATCATGGTGTGTAAGTTCAATACTGGTCATCAACTTGGAATCGGTGTCGTTTCTGGCAACGCTCCATCATCAGCTTAGGAGGATTGAAGTATGGCTATTTCAAGAGCGCAACTCCTCAAGGAGCTACTGCCCGGTTTGAATGCACTGTTTGGTTTAGAGTACGAGAAGTATGAAAACGAACATGCGGAAGTCTACGAGACTGAAAACTCAGAGCGTAGCTTTGAGGAAGAGGTCAAACTCTCAGGCTTTGGTGCTGCACCAGTTAAGCAAGAGGGCGCACAGGTTTCTTTCGACACCGCGCAAGAGTCATTCACAGCCCGATATAACCATGAAACCGTTGCAATGGGTTTCTCGGTTACTGAGGAAGCTATGGAAGACAATCTTTACGATGCATTGTCTGCTCGTTACACCAAAGCCCTTGCACGGGCTATGGCGTATACCAAGCAGGTCAAGGCTGCTTCACTGCTGAACACAGGTTTTGATACCTTCCAGTCAGGTGATGGCGTGACATTGTTCAATGCAAGTCACCCAACAGTTGCTGGTGGTACAAATGCCAACCGTCCATCAGTCGCAGCAGACTTGAACGAAACATCGCTAGAAGATGCCGTTATCAACATCGCAGCTTTTGTTGACGAACGTGGTCTTTTGATCGCTGCTCGCCCACGCAAGCTGATTGTTCCACCTGCATTGATGTTTGTTGCAACACGCTTGTTGCAGACAGATCTGCGTACAGGAACTGCTGATAACGATCTGAATGCAATTCGTTCCAATGGCTCAATCCCAGAAGGATATCGTGTCAATCACTACTTGACTGACACAGATGCATTCTTCGTTACAACGGATGTGCCAAATGGAATGAAGCATTTTGTGCGTACACCAATGTCAACAATGATGGATGGTGACTTCGACACAGGCAATGTTCGTTACAAGGCTCGTGAGCGTTACAGCTTCGGTGTTTCAGATCCTTTGGGAATCTATGGCTCACCGGGCGCTGACTAACATGAATTTACAATAAATTAAAAGGACGGCTTCATAGTCGTCCTTTTTTTTGTTATACTGTTTTAAACCCTGACAGCCACATCCTGTGGCTGACACTAGCCAAGACAGGAGTTTCACATGGCTACTACCACTTTTAACGGAGCAGTACGTTCCGAAAATGGATTTAAAGTTGTATCAAAGAATGCAACTACTGGCGCTTTTACAGAGCAAATAAATTCAACAAGCAGCGGTGTTTTAGAGATTCAGAAGGTCGCAACTTCTGGTCGCGATAACATTGTGGCAGCAGGAACTACAACTGGCGCAAACAATGCTAGCTTAGGCACAGCAGCTACAATCTTTAATATTACACCAAATGCACATGGGTCTGGAATTGCTGACGCAGCTATCAATACCTTCATAAACAAGATTGGTGGAGACATTGTCACAACCATTCTTGTCGATCTACATGGTGGATTGGCATCAGGCGGCACTGCTGATGATGTCATCGGAACTGATGGCGGCGCAGCGAACGCTTATATCGCAGAGTTAACAAAAGAAGTTAACGGTATCCCATATCTAATAGAGTTTGCTTGTCTTGAGGTTCCAACTGGCGGTGACCCAGACATCAACCTAGTTTGTTCTGCAACAGGAACAACTGCTGAAAACGCAGCCGTTACAAGTGGGACTGTTCTTCTAAACAATGGAGATCTGACACTTGGCTTCTACGCTGAAGCAGATGGCGGCTCTACACTGGCGGCTCTAACTAAAAAGTTTTTGTATCTGACATCAGGAGATGCAACAGAGGCAGCTTATACCGCAGGAAAAATCCTAATTAAAATCCACGGTGCAGCTTTTGACTTTGCTAATGGCTAATATTAACAGAGAGGGGACTACCCCTCTCCTTTCTTAAAGGAGATTGATATGGGCCATTCAGATATACAATCCATCATGATAACAGCAGATGCAAATGCTGCTGATGATGATTCCGTTTTAGAGGCAGCTCGTCCTAACACGACAGCGACTCTTGACGGAGCGGATACTAGTGGGGGTGTAGCCACGTTTACCGGAGCGCAGTTGATCAATGTCACAACTACAGGAACTGGAGACAACGGCAAGACTGTCACTCTTACAGGCACTGATGTTAATGGTGATACACAAACAGAGGTTATAACACTCACTGGGTCTGCTACAGGACATTCCAGTACAAAGTTTTTTAGAACCGTAACAGGGGCAGAGCTGTCTGCACAGCCAGCAGCAAATATCAAAATAGGTCACCTTGCCACCACAGTTAAGGATGTAATCTTTGCTGGACGGGCAAGAATCAAGGGCGTTTTGATTGTAAACTCTGCAACAGCGGGAACAATGGATTTTGTGGCTGGTTCTGTAACAGGAACAAGTCAGTTGAAGCTGAGAAGCATAGCGGATGATGAAACATCAAGAGACATAACCGTACCTGAGCATGGGATATTGTTTGAGGGCGGTGCGTTCTTGTCATATACATCAGCCACCTTTGCTTTCATGACAGTGTTCTATGCCTAGGAAAAAAGAAAAACCGATCAAAACATCGGTTAAGTCAGGTAATTTCCGTCCCACTAAAAAGGGGGCGGGGATGACTGCCAAGGGTGTTGCGGCATACAGAAGGGCAAACCCCGGAAGTAAGCTCAAGACAGCCGTCACAGGCAAGGTAAAGCCCGGTAGTGCGGCGGCAAAAAGGCGTAAGTCTTTCTGTGCTAGATCTGCCGGACAAATGAAAAAGTTTCCGAAGGCGGCGAAGAATCCAAACAGTCGTTTGCGTCAAGCTAGGAGAAGATGGAAATGTTGACACCTCAGTTTATTGCAGGGACTGTATTTGTGGCGTTTGTGGGTGCCTGTGTTACAGGTCTTACATGGATATCATCCACTCTCATAGATGTGGATAAGAACGTGGCTGTTGTTGATCTAAAGGTTGATGTCAATAGTCAGAAGATAGATGAACTTCACCTCATGCTCCGACCAATGTGGGAGGAGTTTACAGGGAGAACCTACGATGACAATCTCGCGAGCTACCATGAAGCAGCAGCTAAAGGGGAATAGAATGAAAAAGAAGATGAAAAAGAAGCCAGTAACCAAGGCTTTTATGGGCCTTCTTACAGCAAAGCCATCTCTTAAATTTATGAGAGACAAGGGCATTATTTCAGGTGGCGCTCTTGGTTTGGGACAATTAGCAGCTAAAGCATTAAAGAAGAAAAAGAAGGGGGCTGCTTCCCCAGCAGGTGCGGCAGCATCACCACAGGCACCTAAAGGCATGACAGCCACACCAATGGCAGCGGCAACACCTTTGATGGGTGGTGGCATGGTCAAAAGAAAAAGATCTATTGACGGCATAGCGCAACGAGGCAAGACAAGGGCTAAGTAATGCCAAGGAACTATTCATCTGAGTATAAAAGGTATCAATCAAAAGCCTCTCAGAAAAGAAATCGAGCAGGCAGAAATGCAGCCAGAAGAAAGATGACCGCTGCTGGCAAGGTTAGAAAAGGTGATGGCAAAGATGTGGCTCACAGGAACGGCAACCCGAATGACAATCGTCGTTCTAATTTAAAAGTTGTATCGGCTGCGAGGAACAGATCGTTTAGAAGAACATCAACTTCGCGCAAGGCAAATAGGAGATCGTAATGAGAGCAGCTAAGAACTTATGTCCAAAGCCCAAAAAGCCTGTTGCTATGAAATCTGGAGGATCTGCCAAAGGAAGAAATAAGCCAAGGTCACCATCTTCAAATATAATAGAAAAAAGAACTGCTAAGTCTACGTTAAAAAAAGCTAAAAAAGATTTAGTGGGTTCTGGAATTTTATACCCTTTGACTAAAAGCAGTATAAGAAGAGCAATACTAAAGGGCGAGGATAAAACAGATCCACAGGGATTTGCCAGAATGGTAAAAGAAGCTGAAAAAACAGAAAAAGCATTGAGAGATAAGAAGTCTTCAGAAGAAACATTAAAAAAGTTTTCCGGTTCAAAATCTGTGAGCAGGGGGAGAAATAAACCTGTAGAAAAAAAATCTGGTGGCGAGGTAAAAAAGAAGGTCAAAAAAGTTGTTAAGGCTCTCAAGAAGGCGTCCAAGTCACACGCCGGTCAAGCTAAAACCCTTGAGGCACTTAGCCTTAAAAAAGGTGGAAAGGCAAAATCCCGTGTAAACGAGGCAGGAAATTACACAAAGCCTGCACTAAGAAAAAGAATATTTAACAGAATTAAGGCTGGCGGAAAAGGCGGCGCTCCGGGTCAGTGGTCAGCGAGAAAGGCACAAATGACAGCGGCTGCTTATAAAAAAGCTGGTGGTGGATATAGAAACTAATGGTTGCAAAAATATCCACGATTAAAAGAAAAATAAAAACTGGCGAGAAAATGGGATTTAGTGAAAGAGCCAGAGCAGTAAACAAGGGATTGTTACCAAGTGCGAAAAAAAAGAGATCCAAAGGTAGGAACGGGAAAAAAACCAAAAGGTAGTGGTCGCAGACTTTACACAGATGAAAACCCGAAGGACACGGTTAGAATAAAGTTTGCAACACCTGCTGACGCAAGAGCTACAGTATCTAAAGTAAAGAAGATCAGTAAGCCTTACGCCAGAAAAATACAGATCTTAACTGTTGGCGAGCAAAGGGCCAAGGTTATGGGAAAGACAGAAGTGGCTAGAATATTTAAACAAGGTAAGGAAAGCATAAGAAAAGCTAGAAAAAAGAAAGCATAGATATGGAACCGATTAGTACAGCATTGGCAGGATTTGCTTTATTTAAAAGTGCTGTTGACGGCATAAAAAGTGTGATCGGAACAGCTAATGACGTAGGTGATATAGCTGGATACATAGACAATCTTTTTGAAGGCGAGAAGCAGGTACAGCAGGAGAGAAGCAAAAAAGCTGGCGTTGGTAGTGTAAGTGATCAATTTGGTGTAAAATCAGTAGCAACAGAGATTATAAATGCCAGACTAGCTCAAGAGCAGATGAGAGAAATAGCCACTATGGTGGATTTGAGATTTGGTCCCGGCACTTGGAAAAGCATAGTAGATGAAAGGGCAAAAAGGATACAGCAAGCAAAAGAAGCAGAGGCGCAAGCTAGAAGGGAAAGAATAAAAAAACAAAAAGAGTTTGAAGAAAATCTCAAACAGGGTTTCATGATATTGCTTGCTATACTTTTAACTGTTGGTCTTTTTATAGGTTTAATGATTACAATAGCGAATAGTCAGAATTATGTAGAAAGTTACAGGTAACTTTATGGCGTTAAAAAAGTCACAGAGAAGTTTAAAGTCTTGGACCAAACAAAACTGGAGGACAAAAAGTGGAAAGCCCTCTACACAAGGACCAAAGGCCACTGGAGAGCGTTACCTACCAGCCTCTGCTATCAAGTCGCTTTCGGCGAAAGAATACGCAGCTACCACCCGTGCTAAAAGAAAAGCAACTAAAGCTGGTAAGCAGTTCTCAAAGCAGCCTAAAAAAATACGAGCGAAGGTAAAACCTCATAGGAAAGTAAGATAATGGCTGTAGTAACACCGGATTTACCAGAGATATTTGAGGAAGCCTTTGAAAGAGCCGGATTGTCTATGACCACCGGGTATGATCTAAAGACGGCAAGAAGAAGTTTTAACTTAATAACATTGGAGTGGCAGAACCGTGGGCTTAATCTCTGGACTATCAACTCTGGCACGATCTCTCTTACAGCGGGTACGGCAACGTATACACTCCCTACGGGAACTATTGATATCCTTGAACATCAGATTAGAACTGGCACGGGAACAAATCAGATCGACACTGACATCCAAAGGATCTCAGTTTCTACATTTGCCAAAATCAGCGCTAAAAACACTAGTGGCAAGCCTTCGCAAATATTTGTCCAAAGATTAGCCACATCAACCACTGTCACATTGTGGCCTGTGCCTGACGATGCTGACACATACACTCTCGCACATTTTCATCTTTTGGGAACTGATGGCGTGTCGTCCGGCATATCAGGCACTGCCGCTGTCCCACCAAGGTTTGTACCATGTTTGGTTTCTGGATTGGCTTATTACATAGCCATGAAAAAGCCAGAGGTGTCAAACAGGGTTGCCCCCCTGAAACAGGAATATGAGTTCCAGTTTGAACTGGCAGCAAACGAGGATACAGACTCCTCAGCAATTAAGTTCGTCCCATATGATACATTTTTCCTAGGAGGTTAATATGGCTATGAAGAAAAAATCATACCGCAAAGGCGGTGCAATGAAGTCTAAAGGCATGAAAAAAGGCGGTAAAATGCCTATGGTTAAAGACCCTAAAACTGGTAAGAAAGTTCCCGCATTTGCTGTTGATGGTAAGGGCAAGATGCGTAAAGGCGGCATGATGAAGAAGGGTTATGCCAAGGGCGGTCCTGCAAAAGTCACCCCGCAAATGTCTGCTGCTGCTTTGAAAAAATTAGCCAAGCAAATGGGCTATGATATAAAGAAAGCCAGCGGCGGCATGATGAAAAAGAAAGGCATGGCTAAAGGCGGTCCTATGAAAAAGAAGGGCATGAAAAGAGGCGGTGCCATGATGATGATGAAGAAGAAGGGCATGAAAAAAGGTGGAGTCATTCGCGGTACAGGTGCTGCCACAAAAGGTAAGAAGTTCACAAGGGCAGGTTAATAAATGCCAACGGCTAGTGGAAAATATGCATATGGGATCTGTGATAAGACAGGGTTTAGATACAAGTTATCTGACCTTGTCTTTGAAGTAAAAAACGGGTCCAGAACAGGTATGCGTGTAGGGAAAGATGTAGCAGATCAGGATCACCCGCAAAACTTTGTGGGACGGGTTAGGGTGACCGATTCACAATCTCTCTTGAATGCCAGACCGAATAGAACAGAACCTGATGTAATAAACCTGTTATCTGACAATCCGTTTACCACAGGGTCTGCTGGTGGAGTCACCACAACCATAACGGTAACAGAGGTAAATCATGGCAGAGATACAGGAGATACTGTTAGGTTTAGAACTATCGAACCTTTTGATGGTATAACATCAGCGGTAATGGAGTCTGCTTCTGGTTACTCCATAACAAAAGTATCAGATGATACTTATACAGTGTCTGTTTCTGGTGGCGCTACAACAGGCTCAATATCTGGCGGTGGCTTCTTTGCAAGCGCAGGTCCAGTTACTGCGTTAGGATAGAGATATGTCTTTTACATTTGCACAGTTAAAAACAGCTATACAGGATTTTACAGAAAACGCTGAAACAACATTTGTAACAAACCTTCCAGTTTTTATAAGAGCTGCTGAGGGTAGAATATTAGCTGCTGTGGATTTAGAAAACTTTAGAAAAAATGCAACTGCATCCATGACCTCCGGTAATCAGTTTTTGCAAACTCCTATAGATTTCTTGGCTCCGTTTTCTTTGTTTATATCAACATCTGGAAGTGAAGGGTTTCTTCTAGAAAAAGATGTAAACTTTATAAGAGAGGCGTTCCCGGCAAGTTCTACCACTGGGACGCCTTTGTATTATGGATTTTTTGATTCCTCTGTCACCGCAAGCTCAGGCAATGTGGACGCTAATTTTATATTAGGTCCAACGCCAGATGCTAACTATGAAATAGAGCTTCACTATTACTACAGACCGGATAGTTTAACGGCAGGCGCTGACTCAGGATATACATGGCTAAGTCAGAACGCTCCCAACGCTTTGTTGTACGGATCTTTAATAGAGGCGTACATATTCATGAAAGGTGAGCAGGATGTCGTAACTTTGTATGAGAATAGGTTTAATGAAAGCATGTCTAGGTTAAAAGATTTGGCAGAGGCAAGGGAGAACGCTGACGCTTACAGAGAGGGGTTGCCAACTAGAGAAAGGACATAAGGGAGAGATGAAAAAGGTAAAAGGCAAGACCATAGCCATAGTTGGTCTTGGCAAAAGTTATGCAGACTATGTGTCTGCTAGAATAAACTCTCATAAATTTGATGAGGTTTGGGGGATAAATAGTATAGGGGCGATCATTTATGTGGACAGAACATTTATGATGGACCCTGTGTCTAGGTTTTTAGATACAGAGAATGCAGGCACACAAACAGGTATAGCTAGGGATTTTTTAAAAAATAACAAAAAGCCAATAGTCACATGTCAGCTTGATGACAGAATAAGTTACCTAGAACTTTTTCCTTTGAAGGAAGTGGCTACCGATCTTGGTTATTGTTATTTTAACAATACTGTAGCTTATGCAATGGCGTATGCCATCTGGAGTAAAGTAGAAAAAATATGTCTATATGGAATAGATTACACGTACAAAAACGTAAATATGGCTGAGTCAGGAAGGGCTTGTGTAGAGTTTTGGTGTGCAATAGCTGTGTCAAAGGGTATTAAGCTGGAGATCGCATCTTCATCGACTCTTCTTGATACGAATGTGCCTATCAATGAAAAGTTATATGGTTATCACAGATTAGATGATCCATTGGTTCAAACATCTACAAACGGCTCTCTATTGATAACAAAACAGTCTGAATTGGAATCGCCTGAGCCTGTTGAAAGTGATCCTATTATATTTGGAAGGCATGATAATGTTTGAGTTTACTGAGGCCACTGTTACACCAGTTAATGTTGTTACATCAGACAACGGCGGTTTGTCTAATGATCAGATAGCGGATATGGCTACAGATAAGATCGTTTATGTTTCTGAAAGCGCTCCACAGGAAATAAGGCTTCAAGCAGAGGCTTTTAGAGAAAACGTGAGAAATCTTTTACAATTTTACGTGGAGTTGGCGAGAAGAGAGGAACGTGCTACAATTTGTTCCAAGATTCGCGAGGCAGGTCAGCATCAACTAGCGGATGCTATAAGGAGATTATAATGGCAATAACGCAAGCAATGTGTACAGCATTTAAGCAAGAGCTTTTACTAGGGACTCACAACTTTGCAACAAATGGTAACGCATTTAAATTAGCCTTATACGCAGAGGGAAGTGGAGGAAAGTCAAGCACTACTGCCACTTTAGGTGCCACAACAACGGCTTTTGTTACTACAGGCGAGGTTGCCTCTAGCGGCACATATGCCACAGGCGGGGGTACGTTAACGAAAGTGGCTCCCACCACTTCAGGAACAACTGCTTTTACAGACTTTGCAGATCTAAGTTTTACAACAGCCACCATAACGGCGATGGGTGCTTTGATATATAACAGCACTAACAGCAACAAAGCAGTAGCTGTTTTAGATTTTACCACAAATAAAACATCAACATCAGGGACATTTACGGTTCAATTTCCTACCGCAAATGCCAGCAACGCTATTATAAGAATAGCCTAGTGAGATAGAATTGTGACTATTTCGGGATGGGGTAGAGGCACTTGGGGCCAAGGAGGCTGGAATCAGTCTGTCCCTGTTGAAGTCACTGGGGTCGTTGGAACAACAGCTTTAGGAGATGAACAAACTAACGCCGGGGCTAATGTTTTAGGTGTTGGTGCTGTAGCAACTACGGGATTAGGTGATGAGGCTGTAACAGGTAATGGTCTAACCACCTTCTCTGGTGTATCTGCAACCGGTGTTGTGGGTGATGCAGATGTACCCACCATAGCAGAGGTTTCAGGTTTTGCAGCCACAACATCTCTAGGCTCTGTAACTGCTTTAGCCAGCGCAAAAGCTATATTTGCTGCCACAGGCATAGTGGGTACTGGCGCAACAGGCTCAGTTAATATAGAATCAAGATATGATGTTACAGGTGTTGTTGGCACTACAGGCGTTGGATTTGTTGTAATATATAGCGGGGTTTTAACAAATCAGGTTGGTATCTACACTCAGGTTGTTAATAGCGTGAACACTATTTATACAGAGAAACAACCTGTACAAAACGCAACATGGGTTGAGGTCGCATAGAGGTTTTAAATGGCAAGTTCTTTTAGTACAAATTTAGGCATAGAAAAACCAGCAACTGGTGAACTGTCTGGATCTTGGGGAGATGTAACAAATTTCAATTTTGATATATTTGATAGAATAACCGGTGCCACAGATCTAACTGCCTCAGATCTCACAACGGATCTTACCATAAGATTAGGATCTCCGGTTTCTGGCTCTAGCAATGTTCAGACTGGAATGTTTTCTGTAATCAATTTGAAAGATAGCGGCTCAGATTTAGGTGGAGTCAACGTAGTAACTATAGCTCCAAATACCGCTTCTAAGTTTTTCATTATAAAAAATTCTTTGTCTGGCAGCAGAGCAGCTACTATAAGACAAGGTTCAGGAGCCACAGTGTCTATACCAAATGGTACATCAGATATTGTGTTCTGTGATGGTGCAGGTTCAGGGGCTGCGGTCACTGGCCTTGCTACATCTTTTAACGTGGGCAGTAGTGCAGAGGTCGCTGGTACAGCTACTGCTTTAGCCATAGCTTTAGGATAGGAGTTAAAAATGGCAAATGATGCTTCCGCAACAATACAGGCGACAGTTTTGCCAGACGAGATTGCTAAGACCTTTTCGGCAAGTATGACTGTCACTCCTGCTGACGCCAACGATAAGTGGTATTACAAGAAGACTAGCGTATCTAACTCAAGCACAGACTTGATCGCTGGTAATTACACAGATTACACCGCAGTTGACGATGACACAGCACCCACTGCCGTCGCCACAGGTGACAAAGTAAAGTTTTTGTTTATCAAAAATGTGGATACTAACAGCCGTAGTATTTTTATAGTTCTAGATGCAGGCACCGCATCCTCTAGTGCAACTGATGGTATCACGATTGGTCCAAGCGAGGCATTTGTAGCCAGACTACCAAACACAACCGTAGCGGATATACACGCTATTTCATCTGCATCAACAGCCGAATGTATAGTATGTGCTTTACTAGATGATGTAGCATAGGAGTAGAACATGGCTAATACCTTTAAAAATAAGGTGTTCAACGGTGGAACAGCCAGTGCCAACTCAGATATGGCTGTTTACACCGTGCCAAGTTCTACCACTACCGTTGTTATTGGTCTGACTCTGGCGAACACTTCATCTTCTCAAATCACTGCTGACATAAAGCTGAACGCTGGAGATATGGTGTTTCTGGCAAAAGACATACCAATTCCTGCGGCATCTAGTTTTGAATATATGGCAGGCAACAAGATTGTCATGGAAACAGGGCATAGCTTGATTGTGCAAAGCGACACGGCAAACAGCTTGGATACTGTAGCGAGTATAATGGAGATCACCTGATGCCTTTTCTTGGTAATCCAGTAGTATCTAGTTTTCAGGCCAGACCTACAAGGCAGGAGTTTAGTGGTGATGGAAGCACCACCACATTTACTCTCAACCAGACGGTTCGTGCAGAAGATATAGTCGTTTCCGTAGATGGAGTGGTTCAAGAGCCTACTGGCTCGTATACCGTACCTAACGGAACCACTCTTACGTTTGATGAAGCGCCATCAAATAACTCCGGCAACAACATCTTTGTTATGTACATGGGTGTATCCTCTGGGTCTATCTCACCTGCTGCAGAAAACAGAGGCAACTTTAAGTCTGGCGGTATCTTCCGCACAAACAATCAAAGCCTGACTGTAGACACCACTATTCTATCCACAGAGAACGCCAACGTGACTGGTCCGTTTACCGTGGCTTCTGGTGTTACACTTACAGTTGAGTCTGGCGGGACACTGGTGACGCTATGAGTACATTAAAAGCAGATACCATACAAAGCACAGGTGGTGGTGCGGTTACGCTTACCAGTCAACAAGCTGCGAAGTGTGCCTCTGCACACGGCACTGATGCTGTACTAGACAGCGGTTTTAATGTGAGTAGTATCACTGACCAAGGCACAGGTACTTTTGACACAAACTACACAAACAGCTTTTCTGCTGCAACTAATGTATATTCAAGCACTCGTTTTGGCACTAGCACTGTTGGTTTTACTTACATTCTTTCTAGCACCACATCATCCCACAGAGTAGACAGTGCAGGACACGCTGGTTCTCTGCAAGATAAGCCTGTTAGTAGCACTGTTCACGGAGACTTAGCATGAGTGAGGTAAAAACAGACAAACTCACTGGCACAAGCACTGCTGGGAATATAACTGTTACATCTCAAGGTGGTGCAGTTACATCTCAACTTCAAATTGGATTGGTAAATGCTTGGTTGGTATTCGATCAAGATACCCCTGTCATTACAAATAGCATCAACACTGCTTCAGTTACAGACCATGCTACGGGTCAATATACGCAAAATTTCACAAATGGATTCAGTAATGATGACCAAGCCTACGTTCCTACTTCTCAAAATGAAAGCACAAACACAAACACTGCTACACAGCCAAATCAAGGTCGTACTACAACTACATCCATAGGCGTAAACTGCGTAGAAAATGGTGTTGTATTAGACAAATTTTATAATCTCGTTATTACTTGCGGAGACTTAGCGTAATGGCACTAGGAAAAATTAAAGCAGATACCCTAGAACACAGCACCTCCGGCTCTGTAGACACAAAGTTCGTTGTTGAGGGGACAGGTAAAGCACGAGGTCATTTTGAGGGTAGTGATGCGACTTTGGATGACAGCCTAAATACAACAAGTTTAACAGATAACGGCACTGGTAGCTTCTCACCACAGCTAACAAGTAGTTTCGCAAATGTAAATTATTCGGCAGTAACTGAATGTGCAAACACTTCTAATACAGCGAGTAACAGTGGTTCTAAAGCGCAGACATACGCAACAGGTAGTTTTAATATAGTAACCACTCAAAACGGTTCAGGAGCTGATATAGATGATACTATTTATATAGTAGCTGGAGACTTAGCATGATAAAAACACCTGAATTTCAAGGCACACACTTATTTGACAGACTCTGCTGGGCAAAAGAAAACCTTGAGCCACATCAGTCTGAGTATCGTGTAGTATACGAAGACAGCGTAGATGAATGCGCTAAAGTGCTTGTCCCTGACCCCAACTGGATGGCTTGTGCTTTGCAGGGCGGTATCCTGCCACCAGTGCAAGTCTATTGGGAGCTAG